CTGTAATGGAGGCCATATAAGCCATCCTCTGGTTGATAGACTGATCGTTCAGATTTATGCCTGCGTCGAACATTGCGCACCGCATACAGTACCCGAGGGCTAACTGCATGTAGATTTGCATATCCGTCGTGACACCTATAGTCCGACCAGTCCACGCGTTCTTAGGAACGCTTCTCAGCAGGTCATAATCGCACACGGATAGTGCTAGCGTAACCTCTTTGATCCCCGCATCGTAATCATGGCCATATGCCCACCCGGGCATGAGCGACATGACGGTACGGGCCAGAGGAAGCGCAGATCTGCTTACTTCGGGTGTGCCTGAGAGTTTTCCATATACGCTGGCGTCTTTACGAGCCAGTCGAGTGGTCGCCCCCGGGCCGAACCTCAACCCTCCCATCCACTTCTCCCACGAAAATTTGCCTAGTATCTCCATTGCTTTACACGACGCGACATGAAGTATGCGCGACGCGCGGCTGTTTTCAGCCGAATAGGAGAGTAGGCGGTCATTCGTAGAAGCGTTAACAGCCTCGTCTTCGAAAAACGAGTTAAACGCGGCTGCGGATGTGTCGACCCCCAGATCGAATCCGGGGTACTTCCTCACGACCTCTTTTACAAGGTACGCGTCACGGAACTCTCGTTCCGGAACATCAAAGGAAGGCATGGCTTGCTTAGTTACACGGGCCGCGTCCGTGATGCCACCTCTTTCGAGGGGGACATCTAGGGCATCGGCAATGCGGACTGCAAGCTCAAGAGCGTCAACAGGAGAACAACGGCCAGAACGGTCAACAGTTTTGCCCATGAGATGGAACTCCATTGGGTAATAGGTTGAGACAGAATGCCATCAACCAGGATGCGTGCGATTCGAGCAAGGTGCTGGCACAACAGCCGAGGAATCATCCCCAGCTACCAGACAAACTCGCCCTTGTCGATGGCGTCAGCCACCGGATCGACGAGAAGCATGTTGCTCCCCATCACGCGGACGTTCTTCGCGGCCTGCTCATCCCAAGTTTTGGGAATGATTGCGGTCGTTCGGATCGTCGCATAATCCGCCACGCGGGAGACCGTAACGCCGTTGATGGTTTCGTCCAGCACACGGGGTACGAGTAAGACAATCTCGGTCTTCTGCAGACCCTTGGGTTCGGCCACCTTGAGGGTGGCGGTCTCCCGGCCTTCCGCAAAAGTCACGGCGTAGTTTTGATACTTTGCCGTGTCACCCGAAACCCCGCGAGGGGACAGGGTGTGTGAGACTGGAGTGGATTCGCCGTCAGCAACGACTAGAGGTACATTGTCAGCCATTAGGATTTTCCTGATGAGCTAGTTTATGGGAAATAAGAGACCCCTTACGGCAATCTCTAGCGATGTTCAAGAACGTGTCCGAAGCCCTAAATAGGCACCTCGGTTTACCTACATCAACAAGACATAGGAGGTACGTAGCTACACCCGTAGGTTGCGGGCTCTCGACGCAGCTTTGTTCGCATGACCCTTACTTCCGAGCACATTGGACAGAAGGAAAATACTGTCCCACATACGCTCAAAATTCAGGGGGTCCCGTTTGACGACGATCTCAGGTAACGGTGAGCTACTAAAAACGCTCCTCGTGAAGCCTTCGTTCGTCCTCTGAGGGCCGTCCCCTCCACTGATGGTCTGGTCGAAGTAACCAACCCGGTCATTGATACTGAAGTGCCTCTTGGCATCAAGTTTCCAGTACCGAGTCTCGGATCCGGCCTTAAACACGTAGCCTGTATTCCAGGCATTGACCGCAGCGAGGAAATCCCCCACTCCTACAAACCAATCCAAAACAAAAGAATATGGAGTAATCTCCCAACCCGTTAACAACGGATTGGTCAATCCCACATCCTGGAGGCTTAAGTAGAAGCTGTCGTCGATCGTAGCGTCGATGCGGACCATCACCTCGTGCTTCTTATAGAAGTTCGTCCTCGTATTTACTGAGGGCAGAACATAGAAGCGACCGAAGGTCTGGTTTTCCACTAGGACGTTATACGATTCCGCCTTAAACCGGCGCGAACGGTTCGTGACGATATAGCGCTCAAATGTGCCGTTATCGGCCTTCTCTAGCGCCTCGACGGACCCGGCGATATCCATCAAACTAGGTGCGATACCGTATCGGGTCGTTAACCACGCGTTCTTTACTGCCGTTACCGGCTCCCCTGCTCTCCATTGGGAGACAGCCTTTGGGGTCCAACCTCTGGGCACATTCTTGTCCCACTTCCACGTCTTAGTGGAAGAGTTACGGTAATGCGTGATCCATCGGCCTTTCCTAAGGTCTTTTAGCAGGCGCGTGGTCGCCGCGCACCAATCCGCGATCATACCAGCCGTCTTCTTGCGCTCAATAAAAGCCACAGAAAGATCGACTGCCCCAGTACCAAACTTTGCCAAACATAATGTCTTGGCTTCTGACGACAATTGCGCCATTAAAGTCGGGTCCGGGAGACCGGGGTCGACACGCGATTGGATGTGGTTTTCACCCGAATACGTCCCCTTCTTAGTCCTAAACGAATAGGAGAGAGGAGGAACGGTCTCCGTATTATGCTTCGCATCATACGGGGTCGGGGCCCGCCAACCATACTGGTCGACGGTGGTGTGCACACTCGCAGCGCGACCGGACTCTACTGCCGAACCTCCATACTGCTGGGAGGGCCATACTGGATTCACGGTATATCTCAAACTACCGTTCGAATAGTATTTAGCCTGATACCCAACAAGAGGTGACAGATAGTCTTCTCGCTCATGCATCC